GGCTAACAGTGTGGCACAAATGCAGAACGGTGGTGTGCCGGGATTGTTGTTTGATAAATCAGGTGAATTCGATGACATAGAAAAGTTAGGCATGAGAAATACAAAGATGCTTAGTTTTTTTACCAATCCGGAAAACAAAGGGTTACCATATAACGGTGTGGGTGATGTTACCTATACTGCTATTGGCAGCAGCCTGGTTGACCTTGATAGTGCTGAACTGGCACTTGTAGATTCAAAAGGTATTTACAACGCTTATGCTATTTCAGGGGAATGGATGAACGTTGATAGCACCGTTCGCAGTGATGTAAAGGAAATGATCAGGCAGGTTTACACCACAGCCATAAAGCCGTACACTATACTGGTTGAGGAAGCGCTGGAAAAAGACCCCGATATTGGCGGTGCCCCAAATGTTACAATATCCTTTGACTTCAGCAATATTCCTGAATTGCAGCAGTCATTGAAGGAAAAAATGGATGGCCTTTCAGCAGCACCGGTAATGATACCGAATAACATATTAGAGGCCAGCGGTGCAGACCGTGATCCTGATCCTAAAATGAATATACCCTGGATAAAATCAGGTTACCAGCCGTTGGATAGTTACGATGAAATACCGCCTGTAGAATGACAAATGAAGAACTTGCAAAAAAGATGGTGAGCCGTGTTGAATTCATGATTATTCAGCATATGCCTAAACCTACATGCAGTTCAAAATACATTGCATGGCAGGCGAAGGTAACGGAGGTTAAAAAACTTATTGCCGCTGAACTTTACCCGAACGCAAACGGGATAACGATAACATTATGAACCGCTCCGAATACATACATAAATGGCACCGGTTCCAGCAGCGGTATGAGGCAATATTTACCACTAAATTTAAAGCAGCATTACAGGAACAGTTGCAGCAATATATCCGCACCGGCAATGTTACGGATATTACTTCCGCGCCTATTTACAAAGTACTTGTTGAGTTATATACAACCGTTGGCCCACTATGGGCAGCGAAAACAGGATTACATAGGATAAAACCCGTTGAGAAAAAAGCCATGATGCCAATGGGTTTTAATGAGCGCATCATAGACCTGATGAAACAGTATTACGGTATTGACCTGCTTAATGATGCTGAAGGTATAACAGCATACACCCGTGAGGTTATTAGCAACGTTTTAAGTGATGCTGCACAATCGGGTATATCATTTAGCGAAATAGTAAAAATACTTTCTACCAATACAGAACTATCCGCCATGCGCGCCCGCAGGATTGCCCGTACTGAAACCGTAACCGCTGCAAATGGTGCAGCTATTATCAATGCACAGGAATCGGGGTTGAAGTTGAAAAAGGAATGGATTGCTATAACGGACAGGCGTACACGACACAGCCACATGAATATTGACGGCACGATTATACCCATTGACCAGCCGTTTAATGTGAACGGTACTGAAATGATGCAGCCAGGTGTAAGGGATCAGCCAAACGGATTACCAACGCCAGCTAATGAGGTGGTGAATTGCAGATGTACAACTGGATTTATACCGGTGAGGGATAGGCAGGGGAGGGTTGTTAGGGGTTAATTATTATTTCTGCTAAACGCGTAAGAAAATATACAGCCCCAATATAAGGAAACAAAAAATATTTGAAACATAACTTTTATTTTAGTTGGTTAGCAGATTGATACTTTTTTTACCATAAGTAATCTCAAATAATTTCCATTCCCCATTGATAATTGTACACCAGCACTCGCAACGGTATAAATTCATAAAAACAAAATACTTACAATGTGTTTTTATATTTGCGCCTATCTTTCTGAAAAGATTCAATGATTCTGCAACCATTTTCCTTTCATCAGGGGAAGTTATATTTTTATGTGTTTTCATTTTAGTTGGTTAAAATCTTTCACCTCAGGTATTTTACCGGTTTCATCAAACTTTGCAAAGCAATCGGCCGGCGTGATTAATTCTTTTTTAAGATTCTCAAATATGCGCTTTATATTTTTCAGACAAAAAGAATCAAACTCAGGTTCATACTTCATCATTTCTTTGCTACTTACAAAAGTTGCATAATACCCATCTTTTTGGCAGTAAATACGAACCATGTTTTTAAAAAAAAGGTTTTCCCCTCTATTAAATCCGAGGTTCGTTTCATGCGGGTTATCACTAATTAAAATATCGAATCCATCAATACTTTTTTTTATACTGGTATATGCGGTTTTCATTTCGTTTCAATTTTAACCGGCCATTCAGGCGCTTTCGTTTTCTCCCGCTCAAACTTTTCCTCAATAGCTTCCTCCACCCATGCACCTTTAATTATTTTCTTTGGTAGCTGTTCAAGTTTTTCATGAGCAGTATCAGAAATCCTTACATTTTTACCCTTGTATTTTGTCATAACACAAATTTACGCAAATATGTTATAATAACACAGTGTATTTAAATTTATTTTTAACCTGTGGAAAGAAAAAGTATAAACTTTGAACTCAAAGACCTTGACAAGTCAAAAAGGACAGCAATAATTGCTCATGCTGCCTATGACAACATCGACCAGACGAGGGATATTTCCCGAAAAGGCATGTTTACAAAGTCATGGAAGGAAAGCAAAGATGATATTTCTTTTTACTTAAACCACAATGATGAACAGGCGCCGGGTAAAGTAGTTGATGTTTACGAAGATTCACAGTTTGCATTTACTAAGGCATGGCTGGGAACACATACACTCGGTAACGATGTTTTAACCATGATGGATGAGGGTGTTATTAAAAAGGCATCATTTGGCTATATCACTGTAAACAGTGCGCCTATTGACATCAAAGGGCAAAAGGTACGTGAGTTAAAAGAAGTAAGGCACATTGAAACATCAGTGCTTACAAAGATGCCCGCAAACATGAAAGCCGGTGTAATGCAGGTTAACAAAGCATTTGAAGGCATTACAGACAAAGAGATAAAAGAATTTTATGAGCATCTTTCTGTATTAGAAGCGTTTTGCAGAAATACAAGAGCATCGGACGGCTGCATAAAAAACATTCTTACTGAAGTTGAAAATACAAAACAGTTCATTGCAGAATACAATACCGCATTCACTCGTAACGAGCCGGATGCCAGTGTATGGGCAGGATGGTTTAAATAAACATTAACTCATTTAAAAAATTTATAAAAATGGAAAAGAAAACCGCTGCTCAGATTGAAGCAGAAAAAAAACAAAGGGCCACAGAAATAAAGGCCGCTGAAGATGCTTATGAAGCATTTGAAGTAAAAGGCCCAAATGACCTGGTAAAAAAACTTGAACTGCAAAAAGCAGTGTTTGAGTTGAAAGGAGCTGAAAATGTAAAGAATTTCGAGGAAAAAATGGCTGCACTTACCGAAACAATGGAAGAAGCCAAAACTGCAACCAGCGAAAGCTATGCAGAACTTGAAAAGAAATACAACAGCCTTATCGGTGGTTTTGATGCCCTGCAGATCAGGTTCAAAAATGACAGCCGTACAAAGATCACACAACCTGAAACAAAGTCTTTCACCGACATGCTGAAAGATGGTATCAATGAAGTAAAAGATGGTTTTGCTGACCTGGCCAACAAAAAAGTAAGTTCAGTAAACTTCCAAATGAAAGCCGTTGCTGATATGGATTTTGCAACAAACTTTAGCACTGCCCGTACAACTGTTGCATACAACAAGCCGGGTATCATTGAACTTCCAAAAAGAAAAGTGCATATCCGCCAACTGTTAACAACTGGTGGAATGGGTGCAAAATCAACATTCAACTACATCAAAGAGGTTACAGGTGATTACCTGGGAACTCCATCAGGTTCAGGCCCTGCATCAGTTGCAGAAGCAACCTTAAAACCACAGTTTGACCTTAAATTGGTTGAAGCTGCTGTTCCTGCTGAATGGATTGCAGGCTGGTTAAGAATCAGCCGTAACATGCTGGATGATGTTGAAGGTATGACTACTTTTTTACAAAGCCGTTTACCTGAATTGCTGTTAAGGGCTGAAGATCAGCAACTGTTATCAGGTACCGGTACATCACCACAAATCAGCGGTATCACAGATACAGGTAACTTTACTGCTCCAACTGGATCTGCAACCATTGACGTTGAGCAACTGGTTCAGGCCATTGCACAGCTTGAAGGTTATGACAGGGAAGCAAACGGCATCCTGTTGAACCCGGCTGATTGGTACAATATCTGGTTAACCAAATCAACAGGATCTGTTGCAGGTTTATACAACTTGCCAACTGAACTGATTGCCAGGGTTGGAGATCAAATGTATATTGCCGGTGTGCCTGTTTTCAGGTCAACAGCAATTGCAGTTGATAAGTTCATCGTTGGTGATTGGGCAATGGGTGCAAACCTGATCCTGCGTGAAGCGCCACGGGTTGAGTTCTTCCGTGAAGATGGTATCAACGTTCGTGAAAACATGATTACTGTAAGGGTTGAAGAGCGTATTGCTTTCCCGATTTACGGTGATAACTATTTCATTTACGGTGATTTTGGTAACGCATCTTAAAATTGTTTTGTTGGGTAAATAATAAAAGCCTGTCTGGTTTCAGGCAGGCTTTTTAAATATCAGTATCAATGGCAGACTTCAGATATAATTGCGATAGAAGGGATGATTACCGGGAAGGCCCCTCATACGGTGATGTTATTGATATTATCTTCACCGAGGAAAGCAGCGGTGCTGATACTGCCATTATCCCGCTGGCGGAGGTAAAGAACTTTTGCAAGATTGATATTGATGAGGACGATGCTTTACTGGATGAACTGCAACTGGCAGCAATAAACATTTGTGAGGGTGCCACAAACATCGGGTTCCGGTTTAGGACCATTGAAGCTGTGATAAACAACGGGAACGGTGGCGCTTACTTACCATACGGGCCGGTTGATACCGTTACAAGCATTGATACCAAAACACCGGAAACAAACCAGGTACTTGGTGTAAAGTGGAAACAAATTGAATGGCCACGGCTTAACAGGGTAACGGTTATTTATACAGCCGGGTACAGCACATTGCCAGCTGACCTTAAAACAGGACTACTGCAATGCATATTCTACCTGTATGATGAGCGCAAACGAAGTGAGAATGCTTACCCACCTATTTACAAAGAAACTTTAAAAAGAGTATCCCGGAAATGATAAAGCTAAACAGGCGCATTACATTACGGGGTTGGGGTTCACTGCAAAATGAAATCGGCAGCCCGGTAGCTGTTGAGGTTGCGGCCTGGGAACAGTGGGCACAAGTTGAGGACAGATCAGGCGCACCGGTTAACCAGTACCAGCAAGAGTTGTGGCAGTACGATTATAAAATAACAGTAAGGCATGAGCGCACGAGGCGAATCGGTAGTAATTACACCATTGATTATGATGGTAAGCGGCTGGCTATAAATTCTATCTCATTAAAAAGTGAAGCATACAGGCAATACGATGTACTAAGGTGTACGGCTATTGATGATAGCACCGGAACAGGCGGTGGCGGTTCAGTTACACCATTGCCACAAATAGGGGTTTATAATTATACAGGCGTTGGCGGTGAATACGAATTTACAGCCGGAGTACTGGCAGGCCGGTATGTTTTCAGTGCTGAAAAAGATGGTGTTGGTTTTGTAATTTTAAGAGAAACCGGAACTCTATCAGATGACTTTAAAGGTGTGATCAATACAAAGGCAACGGGTAAAATGCAGTGGAGCACACCGTTTTCACCGGATGAGCGGGCAACAATACTTTATTTATGAGTGGTTTTAAATTTGAAATAAAGGGAGCGGATGCAGCGATTAAGCGCACTGAGGCACTGGTAAAGAAAGCCAGGGCGAATGCACAAGATGCATTAAATGGTTTTGGTGAATCCGTTGCCCGTGATGCAAAGAGGCTGGCTCCCGGTGATGAAGGTCATTTAAAAGGTAGTATAAATTCAAAACCGGGTAATTTATCGGTTACTGTTACCGTTGGCGTAAATTACGGGGCATACCTTGAATTTGGTACCCGTAAATATGCTGCAAAATATGTGGCGACATTGCCGACCGATTGGCAGTCATACGCTGCCACGTTTAAAGGTAAAGGCACTGGCAGCATGGATGAATTTATACAAAACATTATGGAATGGGTAAGGCGCAAAGGAATCGGAGCAATGACAACAAGCAGCGGTAATGCAAGCAGTTCAAAGAGTTCGTTAGATCAGCAGCAGCAGGCGGCATATTGGATTGCGTTGAATATATTGCAGAATGGTATCAGGCCGCACCCGTTTTTATACCCGGCAATTTATCAGACCGGGCATTTAAAGGAATTGAAGAAACAGTTACAAAATATATTTAAGTGATAGATATAAACACACCACTGATAAAGGCATATTATGAGGCATTGGCCGGGAATATCTTCATGCCAGGCAGCGGTACGGTTGTTTCTGTTTACGAAGGTGAGGAACCTGATAATTTACAGGATAAAGCATACATTGTTTTGGGTGATGTGGTAAGCAGTGATGACAGCACGAAAAGTAGCAGCGATACGGCAACCAGCATACAAATCGGGATATACACATGGGAAAACAAATATAATACAGCACTCACGGCAAATGATATTGCAAATCAGGTTTACGCAATTATAAAGCCCTCGCCAAATGCAGTTTTACTGGTTGATGGCATTCAAATGCTTAACCTTCGTGTATCAAATGACAGGGTAGAGCGTGTTGGTGTTTTAGCTGGCAGAAAATATATCAACCGAATTATAATTTTTCAACAAGATTTATTTATCTTTAATTAAATATTTAATACAATGGCAGAACATAAAGTAATACCGGGTAGCGTTTACCTTTACATCTCACCTTTAAATGATGGCAATTACGATACCGTTGTTTGTGGTGAAACGCTTACAAAAGATGACAGCGTTGCTGAGATTGATGCCAGCAGCCAGTGTGGCCCGGATATTTCACCGGGCGAGCTTTCATTAAGCCGCACCTTTGAAGGGCAGCATTTGCAAGATCCTAACACTGGTAAAATATCAGGTACTAATCTGCGTTTGCTCATGTATGCTAAAACGTTAGTAGGGTATAAGATCGCAACTGACCCGCCTGCTGTTGGTGATGAGTTGGAAACAGGGGTAGGCTACATTATAGCCCTCTCCAGTTCATACTCATTCACTGATAAATCAACG